AAAGTTATTATTGTTTCTACACCAAATGGCCTTAATCTGTTCTATAAGATGTGGACAGATGCCATTGAAAAACGCAGCCTCTATAAACCCATCGAAGTTCATTGGTCTATGGTACCGGGCCGTGATGAGAAGTGGAAAGAAGAAACAATACGAAACACTTCAGAAGAACAGTTTCGACAAGAGTTTGAAACAGAATTTATTGGTTCTTCTGCAACACTTATTTCTGGTTCTAAGTTGCGGTCATTGGCATTCCATGACCCTGTGGCACAAGAAGATGATTGCCATTTAGATATCTACGAATATCCAAAAGAAGGCAGATTGTATATTGCCACGGTGGACTGCTCAGAGGGAGTAGGTTTAGATTATCATACTATCAATATGATTGATGTTACTCAGACCCCTTATAGGCAGGTCGCTAAATATAGAAATAACAAGTTGCCATTATTGTTCTTTCCAACAGTTGTGTATAGCATCTGTAAAAGATACAATGAGGCATTTGCATTGATTGAAACAAACAATGTTGGCCAACAAGTGGTTGACATTCTACACTATGATTTGGAGTATGAAAATGTTTATAAAATTGACCATCATCACATCAAAGGCCAAACTATTTCAGGTGGTTTTAAACGGCAATCAAACTTTGGTATCAAAACCACAAAGACAGTTAAGAAAATTGGTTGTGCTAACTTAAAGACGCTAGTAGAATCAGACAAACTAATCGTTAATGACTTTGACACAATTGCTGAAATGAACACCTTTGTTCGTGTTCGTGACAGCTATGCCGCTGAAGAAGGTAATAATGACGATTTGGTAATGGGTCTTGTATTGTTTGGATGGCTAACAGCACAATCCTACTTTAAAGATTCTACAAACATTGACATACGAAAAGTATTGTTACAAGAAAACAACATGTATGCCGAAGAGGATTTGGCACCTGTTGGTATTATTGATGACGGCCGGAAAGAAGAAATTACAGTAGATTCTGGCGATGTGTGGACAGAAAAAGGGTACCTGTCCTCAACTTTGTAAAAAACTAAATAGACAATAAAAAGAAATTGACCCGATAACAAAAGGAGAAATCCATGGCATTTCAACTATCCGCTGGGGTAAATGTATCAGAAATCGACCTGACCACAGTTGTCCCTTCAGTCGCCACTTCAATTGGCGCTTTTGCCGGACCGTTTGCCTGGGGGCCTGCGAATACTATCGTTACCATCTCTGACGAGGTTCGCCTCGCTGGAACATTTGGTAATCCAGATAGCAATAATTATGAATACTGGTTCTCAGCCGCTAACTTCCTAGCATACTCTAATAATCTAAAGGTGGTTCGTGCAGTTAGTGTTGCACAATCCCGAAACGCTACCTCTAACACCAATGGTGCGGTGTTAATCACTAACGAAGATGCATATGAATCTAGTTTCTTATCAGGTTCTGCTAACTCATATGGTGTATTTGCCGCTCGCTATGCTGGCGCTTTAGGTAACTCTCTTAAAGTTTCTATGGCAGATGCTAACTCATTTAGCAGCTGGACATATGCTTCACAGTTTGATTCTGCACCAGGTACCTCAACATACACATCTAACCAAGGCGGTTTGCGTGATGAAATGCACATTATCGTTATTGACGAAGATGGTAAGTTTACAGGTACACAAGGCACAGTCCTAGAAAAATATCAGTTCGTATCTAAGGCATCTGACGCTAAGACAGATTCAGGTGATACAAACTACTATAAGAATGTTCTTGCACAACAATCACAGTATATTTACTGGATGGACCATCCATATGCAAACGGTGCTAGCAATTGGGGAATTTCCGCTACAGGAACAACCTTTGCTAACTTAACATCTAATGTTACCGTATCAATGACAGGTGGTGCTGATGGAACAATTTCAACTGCCAATGTGGTAGTTGCTTATGACTTCTACGACAATGCTGAATCAGTAGATATCTCTTTAGTTGTTTCTGGCCCAGCAAATCAAACTCTTGCTGATAGCTTGATTTCGATGGCAGGTTCACGCAAAGATTGCTTAGTATTCTTGTCACCAGAGAAAGCCGATGTTGTAAACAATCCAGGCTCTGAAGTTACCGACACAGTTGCATACCGCAACACATTGACCACTTCTTCATATGCTGTTTTAGATAGCAATTGGAAGTATCAATATGACAAATACAACGATGTATACCGCTGGGTTCCATGTAACGGTGATGTTGCTGGTCTCTGCGCTCGCACAGACCTCGAGCGTGACCCATGGTATTCACCAGGTGGTATGAATCGTGGTGTATTAAAGAATGTCATTAAGTTGGCATATAACCCAACCAAAACAAATCGTGATGATTTGTATGTAAAAGGCATCAACCCAATCGTTTCATTCCCAGGCGAAGGCACAATCCTTTATGGCGATAAGACAATGTTGAGCAAACCATCTGCGTTTGACCGCATCAATGTTCGCCGTCTATTCATTGTGCTTGAGAAAGCAATTAGTCGTGCAGCTAGATTCTCATTGTTTGAATTCAATGACCAATTTACCCGTGCTCAGTTCGTTGCTCTCGTAGAACCATTCTTGCGTGATGTGCAAGGTCGCCGTGGTATTACTGACTTCCGTGTTGTTTGTGATGATACAAATAATACACCAGAAGTTATTGACCGTAACGAATTTGTTGGTGACATTTATATTAAACCTGCTCGTTCAATCAACTTTATTCAACTTAACTTTGTTGCAGTTCGCACAGGCGTTTCGTTTGATGAAGTTGTAGGACAGTTCTAAATAGAGAAACGGGAGAAAATTAAATGGCATTTAATGTAAACGAATTTAGAAGTCAGATGATTGGGGACGGAGCCCGTCCAAATCTATTTGAAGTTTCTATGCCGTTTCCTGCGTTCTCTGTACCAGGAAATGCACAAACAAAACTAACTTATATGTGTAAGACAGCACAATTGCCAGGCGCTACGCTTGGTGTTGTGCCTGTGCAATACTTTGGTCGTGAGCTTAAATTTGTTGGTAACAGAACATTTGCTGACTGGACAATCACAGTTATTAACGATGAAGATTTCGTAATTCGCAATGCCTTCGAGCGTTGGATGAACGGTATCAATTCACATAATTTGAATGTCCGTAATCCAGCTGCATTGTCACCACTTGGTTACACAGTTGACGGCGATGTTACACAGTTTGGTAAGAATGGCAACTCATTGAAGAAATACAAATTTGTTGGACTCTTTCCAAGCGATGTTACTCCAATTGATGTTGATTGGGGTTCAAATGATACAATTGAGGAGTTCTCAGTTACTCTCACCTATCAATGGTGGGAATCAGTAGAAACTGGTGTAGTGTAAAGAGAAAGGCTTTGGCCTTTCTCAAATTTTTAGGATGATTTTTTATGGCTATTAAGCTCTTCGGCTTCACCCTAGGTTCGAAAGATGTTGTTCAGGTTCAATCGCCTGAGCAACCTTCTTTCGCACTTCCAACTCCTGCACTTGATGACGGTGCAGTTACTATTACTCAAAATGCTTATTACGGCACCTATGTTGACTTAGAAGGTGCAGTTCGTAATGAGTTAGAGTTAATTACCCGCTATCGTGAAATGTCAAACCATCCAGAATTGGAGATGGCAATTGATGACATTGTTAATGAGGCTATTACACACGATGATTCAGGTAAAACAGTTAACATTGTTTTAGATAAATTAAAACAACCTGAAACAGTAAAGAAAAAAATTATTGAGGAGTTTGAAACTATCCTCAAAATGCTTAACTTTGGTAACCTTGCTGATGACTTGTTCAAACGCTGGTATATCGATGGTCGCATTTATTACCATGTAGTTGTAGATGATAAACGCCCACAAGAAGGTATTAAAGAATTGCGTTATATTGACCCACGCAAGATTCGTAAAGTGCGTGAAGTTAAAAAAGAGCGTGACCCAAAAACTGGCGCTGATATCATCAAATCTATTGCCGAATACTATGTGTATTCTGACCGAGGCACAACAACACAGACCTATGGTGCTTCAGTAAATGCAGGTCTTAGAATTGCACCAGATTCAATTATTAATGTGAACTCTGGTTTGATGGATGCTAAAAACACATTCGTCATTTCATATCTACATAAAGCAATTAAGCCTCTCAATCAGTTACGCATGATTGAGGATGCGGTTGTTATCTATCGTCTCTCACGAGCACCAGAACGCCGTATTTTCTATATCGATGTGGGTAACTTACCACGAGGCAAAGCAGAACAATATCTTAAAGATATTATGATTAAGTATCGTAACAAAATGGTTTACGATGCTAATACAGGTGAGTTGCGTGATGACCGCAAACACTTATCGATGCTTGAAGATTTCTGGTTGCCACGCCGTGAAGGTGGTAAAGGCACAGAAATTACCACATTACCAGCAGGCCAAAACCTTGGTGAATTGGAAGATGTTAAATACTTCCGTCAAAAGTTGTTGCAATCTTTAAATGTGCCAATCTCTCGTTTAGAACCACAACAAGGTGGTATGATTGGTCTTGGTCGTACCACAGAAGTTACCCGTGATGAAGTTAAGTTTTTAAAATTCATCATTCGGTTGCGTAATAAGTTTTCACAGATTTTTGACCATGCACTAGAGAAACAATTGGTTCTCAAAGGCATTTGTACCAGAGAAGAATGGTATCAGTTCCGTGATGACATTTATTATGACTATGTAAAAGACAATAACTTCACAGAATTGCGTGATGCTGAATTGTTGCAGAACCGTGTTCAAACATTGGCAGTTGTTGACCCATATGTTGGTCGTTACTATTCTGCCAAATGGGTTCGTAAACACATTCTTCAACAGACAGATGAAGATATTGAAGATATTGATGCTCAAATTAAAGAAGAATCGGATGCAGGTATTGGTGGGCCAACAATGCCACAACAACCAGACCAAGCATCGGCAGACCAATACCCACCTGAAGATAACACAGGTGAAACAAATGAATCTATGACACCGATGCTAGATGCTGAGGTAGAAAAATATTCGTCTATACTAAATAGGCGCTAAACGGAGAATATAATGGACACACAAACATTTATTAATCAAGTTGCAGCTGGCGATGCAGTTGGCGCAAAAGATTTACTTAATGACCTATTGTCAAACAAAGCTTTTGAGGCTTTGGATGCCAAAAAAGTTGAAATGTCTCAGGCAATTTTTTCAGGTGAAGAACCTGAAGTGCAAGATACAGAAGAAACTGAAACGGAATAATGAAACAGTTACAAGAATTTCGTAATCTTGTAGAAGAAGAAAAGACGGACTATAAACAGTTCGATATGTTAGTTCGTGCTGGTCTGGCCAATAAGGCACAGTTGGCACGAATTCATCGTATTTTGGATAAAATGGGCGAAGAGCGTCCACAGTTTAATAATGCCGATAGAGAAATCATGCGTAATTTGTTTAATCGCATGGTTGATTTAATTAGCAACAATAAACAGATTTTTCAAAAGACAAGACAGGTAGTTAGAGAAGAATTAGAAGAAGGTGTTTTAGATACGGCAGATATTAAGGTTTCACCATCTGGTCGTAAAGTAAGAGCACATCGTATTAAAGTTGGTGATGTTGCATATGACAATGAGGTTAAAGAAGAATTTGAGCTTGTAGAAGCACCAATTGATTTTGACAATGACCCACCTTTTGTTTTGGTTTTGAAACGCAGAGCCATCAGAATGTATCCTGATAAAACAAAAGTTGCGTTGTATTACAGTAAAACATTAGATAAGTATTTCTCAGTACCGTATGGCGGCCCAATGGGTGCAGTTGTGCAGGCAGAAGAAACACAAATTGAAGAAGCTGTAATGGACCAGTTACATAAGATTGTGACCAACAAACAAGCACAATCAGTTAAGTTTGGTAATGGCGAAACAAGAAAAGTTGACCATTATACTGCCTCTGCTATTACGCAAGTTCATAATGCCTTAAATGATGAAAATAAAAAGAAGTTTGCAGACATGGTTCATAAGTCGCCTGCTCATTTAATGAAGGCATCTGACTTTGCATTTAGTAGAGCAAAATGAATTTAATAGATTTAATTATTGAAGGCAGATTAGACGAAGCCCGACAATGTTGTTGTGACCGTCTAAAAGAAAAAGTTGCAAAGCGCTTAGAAGAAGCTAAGCGTTATGTCGAAGCAGACATGTTTGAAGAAGTAGAAGAGCTTGATGAAGCTGTTAGGAGAAATCCAAACCTAATTAAGCAAGGCAGAATTACTAAGATTCGCCGTAGAATTAGACGAAACGCAAAAGGGCGTATTGTAGTTCAAAAGAACCGCAGACGCTCAGGTATTAAAGGTTACAGAATTGTTGGCAGCACGGTTCGCCGTATACCAGCAAATGTAAGATTAAGAAAGGCACGCTTGTTAAAGCGGTCATGGAAAACAACACGAAGAGCAAAACTTCGCCGTTCGCAATTGAAGCGTAAAATGTCAATGCGTAGGCGAGCATCAATGGGACTAAGATAAAATGCCATTTGAAATTATAAACGCTGTCAGAGCTAAATCAACAATTCGTATTGTTGGTGGTGCCGCTAATACAGCAATCAATTTAAACACTCTCTCTGCTCAGACAGGAGAGACCGTAACAGAAGCTGCTATTGCACAAGTATCAGCATCGACAAACGGAATTTATAGAATTTATAGAGGTAATAATTCTTCTGGTACATTGATACTGGAGATTTCGACACCAATTAATTTGGTACTATATGAATACGACATTACTTTTGCCAACAATGCTACTGCAAATATTTGGGTCGAACATACAGGAACAGCAGGTAGTTTAATTATGCAAGTAACTAAATCTGCTACTTATAGCCCAGCACTCACAGGAATGTAATATGAAACTCATTAGAGAACACATCGAGGATGTAAAGTATCTTACCGAAAAAACGGAAGATGGCAAGAAAAAACTTTACATTGAAGGCACATTTTTAGTAGGTGATGCCGTAAACAAAAACAACCGTATGTATAAAATGGATACACTTCGTAATGAAGTTAACCGTTATACTGAAGAATTCATCAACACAAACCGTGCGATGGGTGAACTAGGTCATCCAGACACACCATCTATTAACTTAGAGCGTGTATCACACAAGATTGTATCTTTGAAAGAAGATGGTAATACATTCTATGGTAAAGCGCTTATCCTTGGTACACCATATGGACAAATTGTTGAAAACTTTATCAACAATGATATTCAAATTGGTGTATCATCCAGAGCCCTTGGTTCTTTGGTGCAAACTAGAGAAGGATATAACCTTGTGCAAGACGACCTAAAACTAGCTACTGCAGCTGACATTGTTGCCGACCCAAGTGCGCCTGGCGCATTTGTAAATGGCATCATGGAGAACAAAGAATGGATGTTCATAGAAGGTCACTTCGTAGAGAAGGACTTTGACCATGCCAAGAAAACGATTCAGAGAGCTACCAAGAATCAACTCGAATCTGCAGCCCTCAAACTGTTTGAAAATTACCTCAGAAAACTTTAATTTTATAAATAAGAAATCATAAGGAGATTCCTAATGGCAACAAATAAACTAATGGAAGCCGCAGCAGAAATTCTTGCAGGAAGCAAGAAGTCCGCTCCAGCAATGCCTGCTGAGAAGTTACCAGCTGAAATTCACGATGCTGGCGGCCCAACACCACAAAATTATAAGAACGATGATAATTCTGCAAAGATTACTCCATCGTCTAAGAGCGCAACTGCTCCTACAACTAAGCCTTCGGCTGCTTCTCCTGACAAGCAAGAAATGCTTGGCGGCGGCAAGAAAGAGATGAAGGAAGAAGAGCAGATTGAAGATGAAATCATCGCTGAAAAGTCCCATGAAATGGAAGACGAAAAAGAAGATGAGAAAGAAGATAAAAAAGAAATGATGAAGAAGAAGATGAAAGAGGACATTGATTCCCTTTTCTCAGATGATTCTACCATTTCTGAAGAATTCAAATCTAAAGCTGCTACAATTTTTGAAGCCCGTGTCATGGACCGTGTTACACAAATTGAAGAAGAAATCGAAGGTAAATATGCCTCGATGCTCGAAGAAGCAGTTGAATCAATTAAATCTGACCTAACAAACAAAGTCGATGACTACCTCAACTATGTTGTTGAGCAATGGTTAGCAGATAACGAAATTGCTATTGAATCTGGCCTCCGTGCTGAGATTACCGAAGAATTCATTGCTGGTCTACGCAATCTATTTGCAGAACACTATATTGATGTTCCAAGCGAAAAAGTTGACCTCGTTGACGAACTTGCTGGTAAAGTTGAAGAACTCGAAAGCAAACTCAACGAAGAAATCGAGCGTGGCATTTCTTATGCTAAAGCTCTCGTAGAGTCCCGCAAGAATGAAATTACCCGTGATATTTGCGAAGGTCTCACAACCACTCAAGTTGAAAAAATCAAAACGCTCGCAGAGAGTGTTGAATTCTCCACAGAGGAAGAATACAAAGAGAAACTTGAAACAATCCGTGAGAACTATTTCCCATCTGGCGTTAAAAAGGCCGATGAAGAGCAATTGCACGAAAAGGTAGAAGATGCTGATGCCAAACAAGTCAATATTAATGACCCATTTGTTGCCGCAGTATCACAAGCAATTTCTAAAACCAAAGTTTAAGTAAAACAAAAATAGGAGACACTTAAATGTATTTGTCTGAATCATTACAAAAAAAATGGGAAGGTGTTCTGGACCATCCAGACCTTGAGCCAATTAAAGACCCATATCGTAAAGCTGTTACAGCTGTTATCCTTGAGAATCAAGCTCAAGAGATGCAAAAAGCTGCTGGCATCCTAAACGAAACAGGCTCACCAACAAACTTTGCTGGTACAGGCGGTTTCGGTGGCGGTGCTGCTGCTGCAGGTCCAGTTGCCGGTTTTGACCCAATCCTAATCAGCTTGGTTCGCCGTTCACTACCAAACCTAATCGCTTATGATGTTTGCGGTGTTCAACCAATGACAGGCCCAACAGGTTTGATTTTCGCTATGCGTTCACGCTATGCTTCACAAGGCGGTACAGAGGCATTCTACAACGAAGCTAACACACAATTTGCCGGTGCTAACACAGCATTGACAGCTGCTGTTGCTGCTCAGTTGACCTCTTTAGGCATCGCTGCTAACACAACAGAAACATTTACATCTAACGCACAAGCTGCTTTAGCGATGACAACTGGTTCTGCTGAAGCTCTCGGTGATGGCGCTTCTGGTAACACATTCCAAGAAATGGCCTTCTCAATTGAGAAAGTTACCGTAACAGCTCGCACCCGTGCATTGAAAGCTGAATACTCAATGGAATTGGCACAAGACCTCAAAGCAGTTCATGGTTTAGATGCTGAGACCGAGTTAGCAAACATCCTCTCAACAGAGATTCTTGCTGAAATCAACCGTGAAGTTATTCGTACCATCTATGGTGTTGCTAAGTTAGGCGCACAAGTCGGTACAACAACTCGTGGTATTTTTGACCTTGACACCGATTCTAACGGTCGCTGGATGGTTGAAAAAGTTAAAGGTCTTGCGTTCCAATTAGAGCGTGAAGCCAATACAATCGCCAAGACAACCCGCCGTGGTAAAGGTAATATTGTAATCTGCTCATCTGATGTTGCTTCTGCATTTGCAATGGCTGGCATCCTAGATTACAATTCTGCTCTCCAAGGTCAGGTTAACTTGACAGTTGACGATACTGGCAATACATTTGCTGGTACATTGTTCGGCCGTATCAAAGTTTACATCGACCCATACTTCCCAGCTGGTTCTACAAATGAATTCGCTGTTGTAGGTTATAAGGGTTCAAATGCTTATGACGCTGGTTTGTTCTACTGCCCATATGTTCCATTGCAAATGGTTCGTGCAGTTGACACTGGTACCTTCCAACCAAAGATTGGTTTCAAAACTCGTTACGGTTTAGTTGCCAACCCATTTGCAGAAGGCACAGACCAAGGTCTAGGCGCTTTGAATGCTCAAAAGAACAACTACTATCGTTCTTTCGCAATCAAGAACTTGATGTAATTTGTTTTAAGTCCTATAATAATAAAAATAAAAAAGGACAGTTTAAAAGAGGCATCGCAAGATGCCTCTTTTTTTTAGCTTATAAATAACCATATGAGTGAAATTCTTTTGATTACAGATTTGCTCGATATAAGGGCAAGAAAACTAAAAGAACTAGAGTTTTACACCCAACAGTTGGAAGAACTCCGACTAAAGATGGTTTTTATTCAAAAAGAAATTAATTTAACAAATCAAATCATTAACATGATTGAAAAAGAAACTATCATTGATATTGGTTTGCATATTAAAAGAACTACATGACGAACATAAAAGATATTGCAAATGATGTAATTAATCGTGCCAAAAACTTAAAAGAGTTTGTGGTAAAACGAGACATAGAAGATGTTCTTTTTATGGGTGAAATGCGATATTCCATAAAACATATTCATGGCGAACCAGTAGAAATTTATGTTTACGCATTAACACAAGAAGAAGCTGAACTCCGTGTTGATGAATGGTTGAAAGAGCAGAATGACAGCATTAACTAGAAACCCATCTAATCCTAATCCGTTACAACCAAATAAGTTTCTATTAACATTTGGTAGAACACCTAATGTGCAATACTTTTGCCAAAATGTTACGGTGCCTGGTATCTCATTGTCAGAAGTTGTGCAAACAAATCCGTTTGTTGATTTCTATTCTCCTGGCGAAAAGGCCATCTATGACCTTTTAAATATTACTTTTATCATTGATGAAGAACTGTTGGGTTGGAAAGAGATACATGATTGGATTCGTGCTATGACTTTCCCAAAAGAGTTTGAAGAATATAGAAAATTGCCAACACTCAACAAATACAATTCGGCATCTAATGATTTGCGTGGTAAATTTCCACAATTTTCTGATGCTTCACTTACCTTGTATTCATCATCAAACACACCGTATTATCGTTTTAAATTCCACGAAGTTTTCCCTACAACTTTATCTACCTTTATTATGAATACGCAGGATGGTCCTGATACCATTCTATCTGCCGATGCCACATTTCGGTACACTTACTACGATATTGAAAAACTTTTCTAATACCGCTTGACAAATCCTAACAATTAGTGTAAACTCCTTGCAATAAGGAGCATTATTTTATGAAGCAAATTGATGAATTATTGGAAGAATGGCGCAAAGATTCCGACATTGACAGAACGGAACCTGGCAAAGCATTGTTAGATATACCCAAACTACACAGCAAATATCTAAACATATTGTCTAGGCATCGCTTGCTTGCCAAAGAAGCAGAATTCAAATATAATAAATGGAAGAAGTTGAAGTGGGAATACTACACAGGTAAACTCGATGATGATGAATTGGCCAAATATGGTTGGTCGCCATTTCCATTTGTTCTTAAATCCGATATCACTACATATTTGGAAAG